GTCACGAGGCTTCTCTTTGTGAGAGGATCCTTTCATACCTATCCAAGGTAGTCAACCGTGAAGGCTGCCTATCCTTATGAGGTAATCTAGGATAAGATCCTAGAGCCTCCGGCACACTCTCTAGTCCCTCTAGACCTATGGAACACGCAGTGTTCCAATCAGAATAGAGGCTTTGAGAGAGTGCAGATTTAACCTTCTCGTCGAAGGTTGCAGAAATATCTTGAAGTCTTTCGGCATCAAGATCTTCTGAAGAAGAATAAACCAAACGGTTTATCTTCTTTCTTAGGCCCATTAAGGAACCTAAGACCACCTCGGTAGGTTGGTAGAAATCAAGAGTTCTCTTAACCATCGTTGCTAGGTCATCACCTGGCAAAGAAAAGTTAAGACCCAGGGGCTCACAAAGGTGAGCAACCTGATCGAACACTTGCTTCTGCCTCTTACTGAGAAGGCATCGGCTCTGTCGTCCAAGTAGGAGACACAAGTCAAGGAAATTGTCGTTAGACATTCTCCTCCATTTCAACTGAGGAATCACCCTAGTTGAAGTGATAATCTTTCCAGCAAACTCAGCGAGTTTACTCGAAGAGATTGACTTGTCCTCTGACCAAGGACAACTCATCCGGTCCAACATGGAAATGTATTTATCATGGAGATCTTTCTCCAAGATGATTACATCATCTCCAACCACAAAGAACTGATGGTGATAATCACCATTAGCCAAATGTAGTAAGAGAAGCCCATGTGTGAGGGTAAAGGCAGCAAAACTAGGGTATAACCCTAGAGGCTGACCTTTAGTCCATTGAAGGTCCCCAATAGGGGACTTCCATTGACCTCTTGAGATCTCTTGGAATAAATCCAAGAAATCCCAATCTTCTTTAGCAATTAATGCCTTAAGGGCAGTTAACTGTAAAGAAAGAGGGAAATGGTCTGTCGCAGAAGACAGATCAACGGAGTGTGCCTCACCACCTTTGCCAAGGTGAGACTGGATGGGAAGGATTGCTTTCGATTGATCGAAAGTACAATCCCAGGGTAGTGATCGGACAACATCATAAAGCATTCGACCTAACGGTCGAAGAGCTTCCTGATGTATCCGGAAAGGGGAAGCTACAGAACGTAGTTTCCCACCTGGTTCCTGTAGGAAGTGGATCTCTCCACCTCTTACAGGGGAACTTAGATTGACTACTTCATGTAGTCCATCTAAGAAAGTCTTGCGAGCCCCAATACCATCTAAAAGAGGTTGATAAATCCTCTTATATTTGGTATAGAGCTCCATTCCAGAGGTAGTGTTGAATATTTGGAGATCATCCAAAATTCTCGACTCCTGAGGAACAGACTTCCTCCCAAAGAACCTAGGAGCTTTCTTACCAGGTGAACCCTGGTAAATCACTAGAGGTTGGACCCCACGAGGGACCTTCCTCCTGCGCAAAGAACGGGAAACTGTTTTACTAAAAGATTTGTGAAATCTCTTAGTAAGACCATCTCCAACAACTGTTGGATTAATTCCAGAAAGGAATTTTTCCTTCTGAGTCTCAGTGAGACTCGGTTGGATGTAAAAGGTATAAGCCATAAAGGCTTGTATCCCTTTACTAAAATTCCTTTCGGACTTAAGACTCCATCTAATGATGGAGCCGATGGTGCCTGCAATTTCTCCCCTACGATTCTTTCGAATCCAGGTTTGAGGTTGCAGACCAGTTTGAAGTCGAATAAGATCCACTTTGAGACTTTTAAGTCTCTTAATGGTCCATTCAACTCCCGAACATTGCTCCCATTTACACATCAAGTCAACAAATGGCTTGATAGTGTATTTGGGAATGCCAATCACAAAGAGTCGACGCGTGAGTCCATCCTGATGCTGTTGCATAAGCAACATACCTGTACTCCTTCCTCCGGAATTCCGGAAAGGATAAAGGGAAGCATCAGGTAGACGACGTGTCTACCCTTAGGTCTTAGGTTGGCTCTAACTCTTAGGAAGTCTGATCATGAACACGTTTCACAGCAAGGGATTCCGGGAGGACATAAAGTCCATCCGTATCCTCATCGATTGCCATGTACTTTAAGTACACTAGGTCCAGTGGGAAGAAAATCTCATAAGTACCTGGTGTCTTACAACGGTAGGATCGGAGTGTTGCTACTACAAGAAAGTCCAAAGATTTTCTTTGTATGTATGCTAACATATCCGCATCATTAACCGACTGTGAAGAAACACACTTAAGGTGCTCAGCAGAACGAGAATAATCGTTCCTCCTGGCGCACTTGTGTGTACTCACATGAAACATGGACCGAAAATCCATAAGGAATTTCGGTGGAACAGGATAAACCTCTTCCAAATCTTCCGCTGCGAGGGTGATCATATTGATCTCCTTTCA